GCTTGCCGAGGCCGACGAGTGCGACACGGTCGGCCGAGCTGTCAAGGCCGACCTGATCCGCCAAGAAGTCACTCGCCAAGAACGTGAGTATCAGGCCCGGCTCGGGCTGACGAACAGGGACTGCCCCTGATGACTCTGTACGTGATCGAGGCCGTGGGCCCGGCCGGGATCCCGCTGCGGGTGAAATGCCAGGCGTGCGGGGACCGCTGGCAGCGTCCCCACTACGACCGGCGGGCCCAAACCCTCGCGGTGTGGACCGACGATCACGAATGCGCAGGTAGCATTACGGGTAACAGTGATATGTCATGTTCGGCCGGACCCCCCGACGGCACTACTGCACCCGCTGCGGACGGCAACTCGTGACCCCCAACCGCTCCGCCGACCAAGCCGACCACGTCGACCCGTGGCCCGACCGGGACTACAGCAAACGAGACCGGGCCCTGCTCGAGATCGCCGCTATGCGCGCCCAGCACTTCGGCGACACCCGCCAACCTGACGACCTGTACCAGCCCGCCTAAACCTCGGCAGGATTGTTCCGGCTGGCACCTAGCCGCCACGGGCTGGCCCGGCGCATAATGGGCCTGATGGCCAAACTGACCGCGTCCACCGCACGAGGCACGTCGAGACTGCCGGCCTCGGCGTTCTCCTACCCGGCCAAACGGGCCTACCCCATCAACACCGTCGCCCGAGCCCGGTCAGCACTGGCCCGCGCCTCGTCATCGAAGAACGCCGGCACATACCAGCACGTCGCCCGCGCCGTGCGAGCACGCTACGGCAACCGCGTCGCCTCAGTCGGCCCCAGACGCGGCACCACCGCACGGCCCGGATATGCCCGTCGGTAGAACCCGAAGCCAAGTGTGGCAGCGACTACGCCTCGCCGTCCTCGACCGTGACCGCTGGCAATGCCAGATGCGCGGACCGCACTGCACCCACCATGCCACCCACGTCGACCACGTCATCCCGCTTGTCGACGGAGGCGGCGACGATCCGGCCAACCTGCGCGCCGCGTGCCGTACCTGCAACACCGAGGCCGGCGGCGGACTGGCCCGCCGGTACCGCACCACCGTCGCCCGCTACCACACCCGGTTCTAAGGTGCGCCACCGCGACCAAACGCCCCCCGGTTTTTTTGGGAGCATCGCCGCCGCGCACGCCAAAACCGTCGTCTTTTCTTTCCGAAGCCGCCGAACCGGCCGGATAGCGCGCTGACCAGGGCGGATATGTGGCGAGGCGTAATCGGTTGGGCCGGGTTGAGACCGGATTGGACCGGAGTCTCATTGAGCGCCGGGATGTGCCGGCCGCGGCTCGAGCGGCTCTGCGGGCGCTGGCCCGGGGTTTGGACGTGGCCGAAGCGGCCCGGGATCCTGAGCTGATCGCCACGGCCGGCCGTGCCTATTTCGACGCCCTCGAGGCCAACGCTCTCACCGCCACCGAGCCCAAGCCCGCCGACAGTTTCGAGCAGCTGCTGGCCGACATCAGCCGGGCCGGCGCCGGCGCTAGCGACCCGGCGCCGTCCTGAGCGGCTGACTTTCGGGGGGGCGGTGGCCAGGCTGGCGGCCGCGTTCGGTCGCCCGCTGATGCCCTGGCAGGCTTACACCGCGGATGTGGCCTTGGAGGTCGACGCCGACGGGCGTTTCTGCTACAAGCTGGTGATCGTTACCGTGCCGCGCCAGAGCGGGAAGAGCGTTCTGGACGGGGCGGTGATGTCGCACCGGGCGCTGATATTGCCTCGGGGCCGGGTTTGGTTCACGTTCCAGTCCCAGAAGGACGCGGTGGACTGGTTGGTCAACGAGTTTTGGCCGCTGCTGTCGCCGTTGGGCAGCGAGGTGTCGTTGCGCCGCCAGGCCGGTTCGGAGAATTTGCGCTGGCGGCGCTCCAACGGTTTGGTCCGGCCTTTTCCGCCCACCGAGTCGGGGTTGCATTCGAAGATCTCCGATTTGGTGGTGATCGACGAGGCGTGGAAGTTCGATTTGGTGTCCGGCCGGGGTCTTGACGGTGCCATCGTCCCCACTCAGGCCACCCGGCCGAACGCTCAGGTGGTCAAGGTGTCGACGGCCGGCACCGCCCGTTCCACCTGGTGGCTGGGTGCTGTCGAGCAGGGCCGGGCCGCGGTGAGCGCGGACCGGGACAGCGGCGTGGCGTATTTCGAGTGGAGCTGCCCGGATCGTCTGGACCCCTGTGACCCTGAGTCCTGGCCGTTGTACCACCCGGCTTACGGGCGGACCATCGGGGCGCCGGCCATGCAGGCCGCTCTCGAGCAGCTCGGCCCCGACGAGTTCGCGAGGGCGTACGGCAACCGGTGGGTGTCGACGACGTCGCGGGTCATTCCTTTGGACGCGTGGCGGCGCGCCGCGGAGGAACCGGCCGACCTGCCGGGACCGGGGCGCGTGGCGTTGGCGTTCGACGTGGCCGTCGACCGGGCCGACGCCGCCTGTGTGGCCGCGTGGCGCTCCGAGGACGGGGTGGGGCATGTGGAGGTGGCGGACCATCGTGACGGCGTGTCGTGGCTTCCTGGGCGGCTCTCGGAGCTTTGTGAGCGGTGGAGGCCGACGGCGGTGGCCTATGACGCCGCCGGCCCGGCCCTGGACGTGGCCGACGTCGCCGCCCGGGCCGGCGTGGAGGTTGTCGGTTTGAAGGCCCGCGAGTACGCGGCGGCGTGCGCCGGGCTTTTGGACGGGTTATGCCAGGACCCGCCGGCGGTCAGGTACCGGCCGCACCCGGCGTTGGACGCGGCGGCGAACGACGCGGTCCGCCGGGCGCTCGGCGACGCGTGGGCGTGGGGCCGCCGCCAGTCGGCCGGGTCGGTGAGCGCTTTGACCGCGGCGACGGTCGCCCTGTGGGCTTTTGATCACGGCGAGCGGGTCGTGCTGGGCGAGTTCCGCGTCTACTAGAGGGTTGGGGTCGTACTCTTGGCCTGCGTGAGCGTGATCGCCGCCGCCGGGGCTTATAGCCGCATGTCCGCCCAGCGAGGCGGCGGGCTTATCCCGCCCCCTGGCGTGGCCCCCTCGATGATGTCGGGCGTTCCCGGCCCTTACGTGTGGGACGCCACCAGCGCCCGGCGGGTGCCGGCGGTGGGCCGGGCCATCCAGCTGTACGGCGGGATGTGCAAGCAGATGCCGTTGGACGCCTACCGGGCCGGGTCGCTGCTGCCTCGGCCGATGCTGCTGGCCCGGCCCGACCCGGACCGGGGCCGACCGTGGTTTGTGCAGTGCAGCGTGGAGGACTATCTGCTGAACGGCAACGCCATCAGCTATGTGACGTCGCGGGGCTCCGACGGCTGGCCGACGTCGATCATGTGGCTGCCGGCCAGCTGGGTTTACATCCAGTGGAACCCCGGCAACCTGGACGAGGTCAGCTACTTCTACGCCCTGTGGGGCAGCCAGCCCCTGAACCCCGACGACGTGATCCATGTCCGCCGGGGCGCCGACCGCCTGTACCCGGTGCGGGGCGTGGGCGTGGTCGAGGAGTACCTGGCCACCCTGGACCGGGCCGCGGCCGAGGAGGAGTACGAGCGCAACACTCTGAACGGGGCGGCCGTGCCGTCGGTGGCGGTCATCGCCCCTCAGGCCAACATCGACGACACCGTGGCCGAGGAGGCCAAGTCCCGCTGGGTGGCCAAGTTCGGCGGGCCGGCCCGGGAGCCGGTCATCCTGCCCAACGGCACCCAGGTCATCCCGCTGGCCTGGTCGCCGAGCGACACCCAGCTGATGGAAGCCCGCAAGATGACCCTCCAGGACGTGGCCAACCTGTTCAACCTGGACGGCTACTGGCTGGGCGCCCCGCTGTCGGGCATGACCTACCGCACCGCCGCCCCCCAGTACCAGCAGATCCTGCGCACCTCGATCGAGCCGGTGCTGGTCGACTTCGAGGACGAGTGGTCCTACGCCTGGCTGCCTCGAGGTCAGAACGTGGTGTTCGATCGCAACAAGCTGCTGGCCGAGGACTTCGCCACCACCGCCACCGCCGTGGTGGCCCTGGTCCAAGCCCAGGTCATCACCCCGGCCCAAGGTTTCATGCTCATGGGTCTGCCCGCCACTTTGCAGACCAAGGGCGGTGACGCCAGCCCGCCGCCGGACCAACCACCCCCACCGCCACCGCTGCCGGCTGAGTCCCAGACGGCACCAGCGTCCGAAGGAGCCCCAACACCATGATCCCCATACCGGAGGTGCGGGTCTACCAGACGGGCCTGCAACTGCGTGACACCCAAATGGTCGGCAAGCCTTACAAGTACCTGGAGGGCCGCGCCGTGC